AATTTGTGCATCCCTCATCTCTCATGGATCTGATTTTAATAGGCAACTCTGGATCATCGAATTTTCTAATGATCAAGTGACTCAATTTGTGATGATAGATATATGTTTTAATCGTGCTTTCGGCTTTGCATAGGATATCAGCTATCTCAGTGATAGATTTCTTTTCTATGAGTAAAGCCTCAATCCGTCTTGCAGGTACAGATCTATAAGCGGGGGAGTCACCGACTTTTATCCCATAGCCTGATAGGTAGGTTTGAATTGTACGGTGAGATAATCCAAGCTCACTAGCAATTTCTTTAGCACATAAGCCTTCAATCAGCTTTTGCTCCAGATACTCAGCTGGGGGTTTTCTCGTCTTGATCGTGAAACCATGTGTATGCCTGATCTTCGCTACATACGACTCTTGAGTGCCTACGATTTTGGCAATCTCAAGATTTGTAATTTGTGAATTACTCTCCAGTAGGGAAACAATTTTTTTCACTTTGCTTCTCTTACGATTACTATCATAAAGCTCTACATACCCAAACTTTACGATTGCTCTTCTTACCGAGTCACGATGAACAGCCAACTTACGAGCCATATAAGCCGTTGATTTCCCCGCTAAGATCATCCTATGTAAATCTTTTGGGGACATGCTCGTCTTAGATACTTTTGTTTTCACTTGTCCTAGATATACATAGATCAGCCTTGCGATTGTACCGTCAATCTTGTGGATATCGCACCATGCATCAAGACCTATCTTCTTGACGACTTGAGCCTCAACCTTTTCATCTACCCCCATCTGATCAAGAACAGGCTTGCACCGCCGAGCGAGCATTTGTAGTATATTCGTATCGTTTGGCGTTTCTATGTATGACGCCAGTAGTTGTAAATCATCCATGATCGTATTTATCCTTTTATTGTGATATTCGTAGGATAAACAATTTAAAAGTTATTTATATATATAAAGAAGGCTAATCTATAAAACTTTTTTATTTTACTTATTATTATTTTTTCGTTGTACACAAGCAAGGATACCATACCCCGCCAAGTCTAAATAAGGGCTTTCCCCCATTGGATCGTTGTCTCTTGCAATCCTAGAAATCTTGTCTAGCATACGAACAATCACATGCACATCCTTGTATTGTTCTTTTTGGATACCATTGGGATAGAGTAGCTCAAGGATTTGAGTAGTCTTAGCGAAAGCATTACCGTAAGCTAGGTTTTTTTGCTCCAGTAGTGTAGCGATATCCACCGCTATCTTCATGAAATCGGAATCAGCCATAGGTTACCACTTGACCAAGTACATTCATGTATTGATTGCTCAAACCTAGCTGAATGAAGACTTGAGCCTGATTAACATTGAATTTTGGTAGTACTCTTGTATGAGCCTTGCCGTTTTCATCAAAATATGTGAGTTTGCCTTTACGGCCTATGAGTAGCATCATGATCAGATCCTAGGATAGAATAAAGAAGTTGAGGATTTGGAGTAGAAAGAAGGGTACACTATCAAAATCTAGGTAGGAGTACAAGTCTCTATCATATGCTCTAAATCTTTCAGTATCAAAAGAGTAGCGGTACGAAGTATCACCCGTTTGTCTATTGACGATTGTCCAGTCATACAACCAACCAAGACGATTTAGTTGGTGCTTACATTGGATTTCAAGAGAGAGTAAGAGCAGGGTAGAAAAGCCAAAAATATAGCTTGCATGAGGGGATTTAGAGAGAATACATACGACTAGGAAAACAAAGGACAAGCCTTTGATATACATGCGATTTGTGTGTTGTGTTTCGATCAGTGTAAAGATCATGTCAAGCTCTTTGTGGAAAGCCTCTTGATCTAAATAGGCATCATCTGGGGATTGTAAAAAATCTTCGCTCATCATATTTTCCTTGTGGTTGAGAGATACCCATAAACACAAGGGGGGGATAAAAATTATATTTATTTTTTGTGAGTGATACAACCTTCAGCATCAGGCTCACCGCTATAATCTCTCTTTTGTACCATCGCAAGCTTGTTGGATACCGCCGTTCTTACATCAATATTTGAGAGAGCAGCAAGGTGCATAAGTAGGATATAAAGATCAGCAAATTCTTTTTCTTGCTCTTCGCTTCCTTGTTCGGTTTCTTCAAATTCGGCAATCTCGTTCTTCAAATGATTTAGAACACCTGGTACTGATGCACGACCGTCAAATTGTTGTTGCCATGCCCAAACTTGTTGGGTGATTGTATCTAGTGATGGGATAAGGGGGACATAGAAAGCGACCTTATCCAAAGACTTGAGCATCTCGATCTGATCCTCATTTTGCCCCACAATAGAGTCACTCCACCTATAAAGAGGCTTGATCGTATTGTCATCATGTAAAAGCACACCTTCAAGGCTCATGTCATAAAGTGGTTTCAAGAGTTTTGGCTCTTGCTCGGTACTCATGCACATATCGGCAAATTGCATTTTTTTAGCTAGAGAGCTGGCTGAGAAATAATCGATCAAGTATTGTTTAACGGTAGTTGCGTTTAAAGACATGTATCACACTCTTAGCTTAGGATGGCAAGGATTTGACAAGGTTTAATCACATGGTAAGTTTTTGTGAATGACCCAGCTTCATCAGTCTTATAGGTTAACTGAAAGCTAGGGATTGCTTCATCACTATGGATTAAGACCGTTGCACCATATCGTACATGTTGTTCTTCCCCTTGTGCGGTATCCGTAACTTTAGCAACAAAGCGTTTACCGTCATCCCCAACACTGGTTTTAATATCCACAAAAATGTACCCGCTCATAGGACGAGCCTTATCAAATTGTGAAAGGTCATATCTACTCATAAAAAAATCCCTTTTTTTAAGTTTATGCGTCAAGCCGATTTTCCAAATCAAAACAATCGGATTTGTGAGAGTCAAGCTTGTTTCTCACATATATATACATATATTAAAATAGATACAATAAAATAAAAATCAATATCACTTGCTTGCGTGACTAAAAAAGCCTTTAGCACCGATTGTAAGACCTGAGTTATCTCTCACTGGATCGACTTGTAAAAGATCAGAGCGATTGGGAAGAGCAAGGAAAACGGGAGCAGATACGATATAGTACACGCCGTCTTCAAAAGGTGGTAGATCAATGAAAGTATCACTACTCATCTTTTCAGTGATACAAGCCTTGATGATTGGGATATATAAACCATCAAGATCAACAGGAGCGACAACGAAATCCCAAGAGAGCATTGTTGTGCTAGGTGATGCAATGCGAGTGATTAAACCGCATGGTTGGATTGTGTACAAAACTTGATCTTGTGTCCCCATGAAGTGAATAGGATGGGGGGTAGCGTTATAAATACATTTAGGTGTCTCACTGATAGACATGAGCTGAGTTAAATCATTTTCTAGATCAGGAAGAACGGCAAAACCGATTTCAGCCTCTGATTGAATTTCAGAGTAAGACATAAATCTTGCTTTGTGGATCAATTTGCGTGTTTCTTCGATTTTGTTTTGGATCAGTGTTTTTACACTCTCTAGATATGGCTTGAATGCAACCATGATGAAATCCTTGTGTGTGTGTTGTTGGATGCTTTGAAATATGTTTAACATGAAAAATTGCAAATGTATATATGTTTTTTTATATTTTATTGATATGCGATTTTTTTACCTTGTCCGATTGACTACCATCCCCATGCTCCAGTCATCCCGCTTGCACTATAATCGGTGACAACACCCTCAAAGAAATTCTTAAACGATACCCCGTTCACGATCCAGTCAAGCCATGGAAGAGGATTTTTATCGATCTGGTAAATTGGCCGACATTGTAGTTGCATGAGCCTACGATCAGCAAGATACCTAATAAAAGTCTTAACCTCAACCTTAGTAAGATTTTCAATTGCTAGTGCATCCCCAAAGATCAGATCAATCACTTGATCTTCTAAGTTTACGGCTTGACTAAATAGAGCTTGTACTTGACTCTCATCCACAACCTCGTTCATCTCTTCTACATATGTTTGGTACAACTTTGTCATGGCTTGCACATGAAGAGACTCATCTTTGATCGACCATTCCACAACCTCGCACATGCCTTTCATCTTGCCGTGTTGTTGGAAGTGTAGGAGCATGACAAAGGCTGAGAATAGGGACATGCCTTCATTGCATACCGCTTGAGCCAGAGCATAAGCCGTTTGAGTACTATCGCTTGGGTTGATCGATTGCATATTATGAATTTTATCAAGCATAGGCTTATGACTAAGGAAATATGCATATTCGCTTTCATCAAGACCTAGTGTATCGTTTAGTAGAGCATAGGCTCTTTGATGAGTACCTTCTCTATTGGCAAAAGATAGGAGCATGTTGCGAATTTCGTTATTCCTAAATATAGGTAAGAATTGATCCACATAGTTATCCGCAACAGCGACATCTGATTGGGTAAAAATTCTTAGGATTTGAGTAATAAATCTTTTTTCAAGTGATGATAAAGCGTTGCTCTTCCATTGCTTTAGATCTTCATGTAGTTTGGCTTCCCATGTCCCCCAGTGCATCTTCTCATGACTCTCAGCATATTGCATAGCCCAAGGGTAATGGAATGGTTTATAAGTTGTGCTTTCTTTTAGTAAATTGCTCATATGTTTATCCTTGACATGCGATACATTCATCAAGCTTTGCTACTTCCTTGACGATAGGTTTAGAGATTTTTTCAGCTTGTGTCCCAGCAGTAGTACGAAGATAATAAACTGATTTTAAGCCGTCCTTCCACGCTTGAAGGTGGCATGCATTCACATAGGATTTATCACTACCTGATGGGAAGAAGAGATTAACCGATTGACCTTGACAGATAAAGCGTTGCCTATCCCCCGCATGAGTGATTACCCAACGCTGATCAATCTCGTAAGCGGTCTTGAAGATTTGCTTCTCTTGATCAGTTAGTAAATCAAGATGTTGTACAGAGCCTTCATGAATAATGATTGATTGCCAAACATCCTCATACTCAGACTCACTCAAGCCTTTGGTCTTCAGTAGATCATCAAGATACTTGTTCTTACTAAGGAAAGTACCCGCCCGTGTCCTATGTGTAAATGCGTTGGCTACCCAAGGCTCAATGCTGGGGGATGTATCTAAAATGATTGAAGAGTTTGAGTTGGGAGCAATCGCTAGTAAATGTGCATTGCGTCTACCCGTACCTAAGCCATCAGGATATTCACCTCGTTCGGTCGCTAATTTTTGAGTTTGTGCAATGGATCGTTCATTGATCAGTTTAAAGATTTTGTTATTTAAACTCTTAGCAACTACACCTTCAAAAGCTACCTTCTTGCGTTGTAGGTACGAATGAAATCCCATAGCCCCAAGACCTAGACTTCTCTCTTGTCTTGCCCCATGGATTGCCTTTACAAGTTGGGGGGGTGCATGGTCGATAAAATACTCAAGTACATTGTCCAAGAATGTAATGCAATCCTCAACGATACTCGTGTCTTTCCATTCATCAAAATATTCAAGATTAAGAGATGACAAGCAACATACAGCAGATCTATCTTTAGCAGTTGGTAAAAAAATCTCACTACATAAATTTGAGCTATGTATTTGTAAGCCTTTATCTTTTAGACTTTGGGGTAAGGCTCGATTAGCGGTATCCTTGAACATAAGATACGGCTCGCCCGTTCTAAATCGTACTTCTAAAATTCGTTGCCAAAGCTCTCTAGCTTGTACCGTCTCTCTTGTCTCTTGTGTATGAGGATCAATCAAATCCCATGCTTTATTATCTACCACCGCTTGCATAAAAGCATCAGAGATACAAATTGCATTATGTAGATTAAAAGCCTTGCGATTGGTATCCCCCCCAGTTGGAAGTCTTAGATTTAGAAACTCAATGATATCGGGGTGACTAATATCAAGATAAGCAGCATAGCTTGCTCGTCTAGTCTTCCCTTGGCGGTAAGCTTCAACATCCGAGTCAATGGTCTTGATAAAGGGGATGGGACCAGGTGCTTTTTGAGATACCGCTCTCACATGTCCCCAGTACCCACCTACACCGCCACCTAGTACCCCAAGCCAACGGTTTTCAGTAGTATGGGATATGAGGCCGTCAAGATCATCGTTCACATAGGTAAGGTAGCAAGAGATAGGTAAGCCCGCTTTCTTCTTCTCATCATCCTTGATCCTTGAGTTGGATAGAATGGGGGATGAGAACATAAACCACCCGCTTTTGACATAGTTGTAGATACGATCAGCTAGATCATAGTCACCAGCACAATAAGCCTTGCTTGCTCGCTCAAAGGCTTGATCAATTTCTTTTTCGTATGGTAGTAAATAGTAGCTCCTCAAAAGTGATAGAGCATGATCGGAAAATTGCATTTTCATTTATCCCTGATTGTGTGAAAGGTTTTTAAATATAGCTAAAACACAATGGGGATGATGAATTTTTAAAATAGTCTAGGCCCGTTGGTCTTAGAAGAAATTAATTGTTACTCTAGGTAACATTTGAAACCGTGCTAGGCTCGGTACTAGTAAAAATTAAAAGCTTGTTTAACAAGGTAATCTAAAATTATTCAATTAAATCAATAGGTTATATCGTGAAGTGTCCGACGGTAACACGAGAATTAAAAGGTTCTGATAGTACCTTTTTATGATCTACGAGACATGACAAGCATTAGTACTTTTTTAGCATCATCCACGCAGACCAGTGGGACGAGAGCACCGCCTTGATATGCTCTAGTAGTATGAGCAACAGCATGACCTAAATATAAGGTTGAGAATTTTGCAAAATGACAACCAGCCTCTTCAAAGCCTTCATCCGCATATTCATATAAATCATGTCCCCCATTGTCACTACCAACGATCAGAAAATTATTTTGCTTATCCACTGATAGAGCAATGTGGCTAACCTCTTTATCAGTTTGCACTTTTGCAACTTGTTTAAGACATCGCTTCAGTGTGTCATTGATTTCATAGGTACGCAATTCATCAATATTTTTAGGGATGATGCTAGAGGTATCTGGGTAATCCTCTTGCACAAGTCTTACAGCGATAAACTGACTTGAATCCTTGAAGAGAATATGACCTTTTGCCAGTGTGATTGTGGGGAAGGCAGTAGTCTCAAGAAATGATTTTACATGTTTGATTGCTGAGATTGGGATGAGCGTACTAAATTGTGCATAGCTTTCTTTCAAGAGCGTCACTTGTGCAAGCGTGTACCCATTGGTAGCCTCAAGGATAAGATTTTTGCCTACAGATACAAGGTGCAAGGTTTGTAGTCTTGCTCTCTGACCTGAAGTATCAGCACATGGGAGAGTTAGATCGATTGCTTTCTTTAGATCGGTCAATTCTTCATCGCTCCAGATAGGTACAGACTCATCAATCTCAAAAGCGTCAAAGGGGGATGGGAAGTCGCTTGGATCATGTGACTTGTAGTAAATCTTGACGGATCCTTGTGAAATCGTTTGCTTATCAAAATCGATCGTGATTTTACCGTTAAAAATAGCGATTGCTTGAGCGAGTGATTGGTTGTGCATTAAGATTGTAATGTCCTCGCTCACTTCTTGATCAAGATCAAATTCAGCGATTTTAGTAGCTTCAAGATTAGTAGCTTTTAAAGTGAGTGTTCGCTTGGAACACCCAACATGGATATAAGATAGGTACTCTGGCACAGTGAGTTGGGATGCAAGAGTAATAAGACCTTTGAGAACGGGAAGGTGCTTAGTGATATCAAGAGTAATTTTCATGATCGTCCTTTGATGAAAAGATAAATAGATATATCAAAGACTTTATATAGTATCAATTCAAATTTGATCTAGCACCTTAATGAAATCTGGGAGTAGGTTGGCAAGCATAGGCACAGGCTTACCTACTTGAAGAAGATCAGCCACCGTAAAACTCTTCTTTTCAAAATCTCTAAATTTTTTCCATGAGCATGCAAACCAAACGCCGTCTAGTCTTACAAGTACGACGGCTATTTGCCCCCATTCAAGTCTTCGGTCTAGTTGCTCTTGTTGGTATGGGTCAATCGCACTCTTTTGGATTCTCATCCCCTCCCTTGATTTGCATTCTAGGTATCCACCTTTACCACCTGGTAGCCAAATCTCAAAGTCGCAACCAGCTTTATCACTATAGATAGCATGAAAGCAATTCTTGCCTGATCCTACCCTCTTATATGGCTCATGCCTCTTATTGATTTCAGCAATCCCATGTTGTAGGTAGAATGCACTTATCTCTAAAATTTGCTCCTCAGCACTCTTCCCTTGTTTTTGTGCCCTAAGCCCCGCATTGCTCCTTGCCGTTGGTGGCGTTCTCATAAATCCTCTTTTTCGAGTCATATATATCACCTCTTGTCGATTTGCTTTGTAGTCGTGATATAGAAATTTTAACATGTATCGCTATCTATGAATAGCTTAAATATGCTCCAGAAGAAGATTTAATTTTTTGTAAGATCAGCATGAATTTTGATCGATTTTTAAGAAAAATGAGTCATTTTAGCTAAGATAAGGCTCTTTTTTCATAAGATCAGCCTATAAAAATTGAAGAT